CAATTGTATCCAATGTGCTTGGAACATTGGATACAATTGTATTCATTTAGTATCGGCCTTTACCTATCCTTGGATACAATATGAAAGCAGGTAAAATTTGGGGATCGACAGAACTAATACACTCAAATGGTGTTTTAGAATTTCATAGAATAGAATTTAAAGCTGGTTACAAATGTTCAGAACATAGTCATCAATTTAAATGGAATGGTTTTTTTGTTGAGTCTGGTAAATTACTTGTACGAGTATGGCAAGAAGATCAAAACAACTTAGTAGATGAAACAATCTTAAAAGCAGGAGATTTTACACAGATTAAACCTGGTAAAATACATCAGTTTGAGGGATTAGAAAATGGTGTTGCTTTTGAATTGTATTGGGCTGAATTTAACCACAATGATATTGTAAGAAGAACAGTAGGTTCTAAGATTTAGTAGATTTTAATTCTTCTTTTAATTGGTCGACTTCTTTACACCAATCGTTAATTTCTTCTTTTAACATTACGTTTGAAAATCCTTTATATTTCACAAGATAACATTTACCCCAATGGCCTGTATAATTGATGTCTTTTATTTCTGGTTTTTCCATTATTTTAAAAATAGATTATAAATTAATCCAATTGCATTGACAACTGCCAAAGTAAGATTGGTTACAATTAATGCAGGCTCTTTCCACATTATACTTACTATCAACCAAAGTAAACCACCAAGTAAATATAGTATTGGTCCCAAAGGATAAATGTTTAATGATGTCAATGCAGTAGCAGCAACCAAAACGGCCGTTGCAATCCACTTTAATTTAGTATCCAAGGCTCTCATATACACCTATGTAATCGGCAAAATAATAGAAGCCAAACATTAAAACATAACCAAATGCTACGATAGCAGCAGCTATCAATAGACTTTTTATATCATCTTTATTCATAATTAAGCAGATTTGTATTCATTAAAACCGTTAAGATTAACGGAATGAAAAGCGTTATCATATTCTACGACAGTATCTAATTCAAAACCATCAACACTTCTTATTTTTTTTGTTTTATCTAAGTATTTGTCTAGTTTTGTTTCAGCAATTTTAACCGCCATATCTTCATTGTCTGCCATTACAGCAGTATCTACATTTTTTATATCAGTATCGAAGTATACCGTAAATGTTACATTGTATTTTTTCATATACGTATAAGGTAACACATATAAACCATTAAAACAAGCGAAAAGCGCCATATTTTTAAAGATATTTGTCAATAAAATCAATGACTTAGTCATTATTTTTTATTGTTCATACTTTGTTCTTATGTTTTTTATGAAAAAAATCAATATTTTTAAGAAAGAATCACACTAAATAGTAAATATATGTATGATTTTGATAAAAATGATGATTTGTCTTGGATGATAAAAGATTATGATGTTCTAAAAAATAAAAAAATAAGAAAAAATGGCAAAAAAAACTGCAATCAACGCAAACTCTCTAAAAAAAACAAGTAAACCTAAAAGAACAAGTATTGGCCGTGGATTTTTAAGTAAATCTATGATGAATAAACATAAAAAAAGAAGTTTTAAAGCGTATAGAGGCCAAGGAAGATAAAAAATGCCAGGTATTGCAAGAAAAGAAGAAGATTCTGCCGGCGGATTAGCAATAGAAGGCAGCGAAAATGTTTTTGTAAATGGATTTGGTGTAGTTAGAATAGGAGATGATATAGCCGCACACAGCATATTTCTTCACTTAACACCAGTAATGGCCGAAGGCTCAGAAAATGTATTTGTAAATGGTATTGGCGTTTGTAGAGCAGGCGATGCTGCCTCTTGTGGTGATATTATTACAGGTTCTTCAAATGTTTCTGTTAATTAATATAAATATAGTCATATGCCAAATTACGATGCTGGTTCTTTAAACAAAAGTAAAAGAGCTACACAACAATATAGAGATTTAGATTTAGATTTTGGTCGTAATCCGGTTACTAATGATGTAAATAAATTAACTGATATTGAAGCTGTTAAAAGAAGTGTAAGAAATCTAATTAACACATCACACTTTGAAAGACCTTTTCATCCTGAATTAGGTTCAAGTATTAGAGCGATGTTATTTGAACCAATTACACCAATGACTGCATTAATGTTACAAAGACGAGTGCAGGAAGTTTTGGTAAATTTTGAACCTCGTATTCGATTAGTTCAGATTGTTGCTAATCCAAATATTGATAGTAATGCTTACGATATGAGAATTTATTTTTACGTTGTAGGTTCAAATGAGTTAATTGAAGTACAATCATTTTTAGAAAGACTAAGATAATATGGCAAGTAACAAATTAGAAGTAGCAGATTTTGATTTTGACGTTGTCAAAGCCAATTTAAAAACATTTTTACAAAGTCAATCAGAATTTCAAGATTATAATTTTGAAGGTTCTGGTTTTGCCATTCTTTTAGATATACTTGCTTACAATACTCACTATCTAGGTTTCAATGCTAATATGTTAGCAAACGAAATGTACTTAGACAGCGCTGACATAAGAAAAAATATTGTGTCAATCGCCAAAATGTTAAACTACACACCATCTTCTGTAAGATCACCTTATGCTGACATTAGTATTGAGGTTAATGATGCTACAGGCCCTACTTTAACATTAAATAAAGGTACAATTTTTACAACAAGTGTAAATGGTACTTCTTATCAATATGTAACAAACGAAGATTATATTATTTCACCTACAGATGGTGTTTATAATTTTTCAGATGTAGATATTTACGAAGGTACACTTGTAACTTATAGATACACTGTTGATATAAATGATTCAGACCAAAAATTTGTAATTCAAAGTGATAATGCTGATACAACTACGTTAAAAGTTTCGGTTCAAAATAGTTCCAATGATACAACTACAAATATTTACTCTTTAGCGGGTGGTTACAACAATGTAACAGATACTTCTAAGGTTTATTTTTTACAAGAAACTGACGAAGGTAAATTTGAAGTTTATTTTGGTGATGGTGTTATAGGTGCAGCTTTACAAGACGGCAATATAGTAATATTAGAATATATTGTTACAAATAGAGATGAATCAAATGGTGCTTCTACATTTTCAATCGCTTCAACAATTGGAGGGTTTTCCGATATTACAATTACAACAAATTCTATATCGCAAGGTGGTTCTGCTGCTGAATCAAAAGAGTCAATTCGTTTTAATGCACCACTAAGTTACTCAGCTCAAAATCGTGCAGTTACAACTTCTGATTATGAAACAATTGTAAGATCAATTTATCCAAATGCTCAATCAATAAGTGCTTGGGGTGGTGAAGATGATGAAACACCTGTTTATGGTACTGTTAAGATTGCAATTAAAGCTGCCAGTGGTTCAACACTTACAAATTCTACAAAACAAAATATAATTACAGCATTAAAACCATATAACGTAGCTTCAGTAAGGCCAGTTATTGTTGATCCTCAAATAACAAAAGTATTAATTACAACAATAGTTAAATATGATTCAAGATTAACAACAAAATCTTCTGATACTTTAAAAACAAACGTATTAACAGCTTTAACAAATTATAATACTGATACTTTACAGAAATTTGATGGAGTTTTTAGATATTCCAAAATAGTAGGCTTAATAGATGATACAGATACAAGTATAGTTTCAAACACTACTACAATTAAAGTAAGAAAAACTTTTACACCTACTTTAAATTCTTCTTTAAGATATGATATATATTTTAGAAACGCTATATTTAATCCTGTATTAGGTTATAACGAAGTAAATGGTGGTGTATTAGAATCATCAGGATTTAAAATAAGTGGTGACACAACAAACGTTTATTTTTTAGATGATGACGGTTCAGGCAATATAAGAAGATACAGATTAGTTGGTGGAGTAAGATCATACGTAAATAATAACCAAGGTATAATTAATTATACGACAGGCCAAATTACATTAACATCTTTAAATATTACAAACGTGGAAGATATTAGAGGTGAAGATTCCACATCAATTGAATTAACTGTAAAACCAAGTTCAAACGACATAGTACCTGTAAGAGACCAGATTATAGAAATAGATATTGAAAATACTTCCGTAACAGTTGAAATAGATACTTTTGTAGGTGGTTCTTCGGATGCAGGAGTAGGTTACACAACAAACAATAGCTATTAATTATTATGGCTACATTTAAAGACAAACTTTCAAGTCTTATAGGTTCACAAGTACCTGATTTTGTACTTGACGATCATCCTAAATTTTTACAATTTTTAAAAACATATTATACATTTATGGAAGCTGCCGAATTATCGGTAACTTCTGTTCAAACAACAGATGGCGTACAATTAGAAACTGAAACACAAAATTTAAATAATTTATTATTAGACGGTTCTCGTATAGATTCAGATATTACTCCTTTAGATGAAGGAGATAAAATACTTTTAGAAAGTTCTTCTTTTGGTAAATTTACAAGAGGAGAAACTATACAAGGTCAAACATCAAAGGCCACTTCAACAGTATTTACAGAAGATTTAGATAACAATAGATTGTTTATTGTTGCACAAGATAAATTTATTATAGGCGAAACTATTTTAGGATTATCTTCTAATGCAAGTGCTATAATTAATAATTATAGACCTAATCCTGTAAATAATATACAAGAATTATTAAACTTTAGAGATCCTGATAAAGTTATATCAAATTTTTTATATCAATTTAGAAATGAATTTGTAACAACATTAACTGAAAATTTAAATGTTGGTGTAGATAAAAGAAAATTAATAAAAAATATTAAATCTTTATATCAAAGCAAAGGTACTATAGAAGGACATAAAACATTTTTTAGATTATTGTTTAACGAAAATTCTGAAACAATTTTACCTAGAGAACAAATTTTAAGAGTATCTGATGGTAAATTTACATCAAAAAAAGTTATAAGATGTATAGAAGTACAAGGTGATAATAATAATTTAGTAGGTAGATCAATTACAGGCCAAACTTCTAATGCTACGGCGATTATAGAAGATGTTATAAAATTTATTATTGGAGGACACATTGTCAGTGAAATAACTTTAAATGATGATAGTATATTAGGTACATTTCAAGTTGGTGAAGAAATAAGAGGTACGGCTAATGATGATGATGATTTTATTATTAAATCAGAAATTACAGGTATTCCAGTTTCTTATGATATTACAAATCAAGGTTCTCTTTACCAAGATGAAGATCCTGTTCAAATAACAGGAGGAGGTTTTGGAGCTTTAATACAAACTAAATCAATTTCTTCTGGTGGAATTTCTGAAGTAATTATAGATAACGCAGGTGTAGGTTACACTATAGGAGATGATTTAATATTTACAAATACAAATACAAATGGAGCTGGTGCTGCTGGATTTATTAAAATCGTAAATGGAGGTATTAGTAATGAGGACAATTCAGGCGATAGAATAGTTTTAGAAGATGATACAACAAAAGATGACAACTATTCAGGTAATGTTATCGTACAAGAATCAGGTTCAGGTATAGCGGACATTACAGATATATTTTTATTTAACTCAGGTTCAGGTTATACAAGACTGCCTATAGTTACAATATCTACAACAACAGGTATAAATGGTACTTTAAAAGTTTTTGGTTCTGATATAGGTAAAGTAAGAGAATTGAATATTATTGATGCTGGTGCAGAACACGAAAATGCTCCCACACCTCCTACTTTAAAGTTTAAAACAAATTTAATTATTACACAAAGAACAGGAACTTTTGTAGCTAATGAAACAGTTACAAGTAACGTAGGCGATACAGGCGTAATTGAAAGTTTTAATGTTAACACAGGATTATTAATTTTACGAAATGTGTCAGGAACATTTACAATAAATTCTACTATTACAGGTTCAATTACAGGTGCTACAGCAATAATTAAAAAATCTATAACTGCTACCGCTACTATTGCAATAGGTGCTTTAAGAGATACTGATGGAGTTTATATTAATGAAGATGGACACGTTTCTGAGTTTACAATGAAAGTTCAGGATAGTTTACTTTATCAGGACTTTTCTTATTTAATTCAAGTTGCACGATCTATAAATGAATGGCGTGATGATTTTAAAAAGACAATGCACACGGCAGGTTTTTATTTTGCTAATAAAGTAAATATACAATCACGTATAGATATGCAAGCAAAAGCTCCAGTTTTAGGTGAAATATCACAAGTACAAGACGATCCTATATTCTCTATTATAAACACATTATTCTCAACAATATTTGGTAGAAGATTAGGAACAGAAAGTGATGGTACAACGATAAGAGTAAATGCACAATCAGGCATAGGAGCTGATTTAGATACTTCTACTGTTTCACCTTTTTCAAATACAACAAGAGATGTTACTTTTTTCAATGAGGGTGTAAACCTTTCTTTAATATCACGTTTAAGAGGAACATTTAATAATGTTACAATTGCTCAAGGTTTTGGTTATGCCGGCCCACGATACGGAACAATTAATAGAGAAGCTTTACGTTCATTTATTAGACAATCAGGTACAAACTATTCTATTGCCGAATTAAGCGCTAATGTAACTTTTGGTACAAGATCATCTTTAGATGGACAAGACAATACATTACTATTTTCTTCAACTGATACAGGTAGATTTGTTAAAACTAAATTAACAATACCTGCTGAAATTTTTACAATATCTCCTGTAAATAGATTTGATAACACATTAACTACTTTTGACCAATTAATTGATAATGATGGCAACCCTATAACTTTTGATGATACAACACCGTAAAATGATTATAAATATAGAGAAAGATTAATCAATGGCAAAACAAACAATTAGTATAGGTGCAGTACCAAACGACGGAAGCGGCGACAATTTACGTGTCGGTGGTTTAATTATAAATGATAACTTTAATGAAATTTATGCAGCACTAGGTAATGGTTCATCAATTACTTTAACAGCAACACCTACAGAATTAAATTTACTTACAGGTGCAACAGCAATTGTTACAGATACAAATTCCATAACTATTTCTAATAAAACAATAAGTGGTTCAAACAATACATTATCAAATATTAGTAATTCTTCTTTAACAAATTCAAGTTTTAGTATTAGAGATGATTCTTCTTCTGCTATTTCTATTGCATTAGGTGGCACTTTAAAAATAAAAAGTAATGATGGTATTACAACTACAGTAAGTCAAGGTGATACTATTACAATTAGTTTAGATAGTAATGTTTTAACTGAAACTTCAACTGATGTATTAACAAATAAAACTATTGCAGCTTCAAATAATACAATATCAGGCCTTACAAATACAAATTTAAGTGGCACAGCAGGAATTACAAATGCAAATTTAGCAAATCCTTTTATACAATTTTCTGATGAATCATCTACAGTAAATTCAACATCATTAGGTGGTAAATTAGAATTTTTAGCAGGCGAAGGTATTAACACACTTGTAGGTCCGAGTTCATTAACTATTTCTGCTGAAGATGCTACATCATCAAATAAAGGTGTTGCAACATTTAATACGGCCAGTTTTACAGTTACAAGTGGTGACGTTACAATTAAATCAGCTGGTGTATCAAATGCACAATTAGTAAATTCATCAATTACTCTAGGTTCTACTTCAACAGCATTAGGAGCTACAACATCTTCTATAGCGGGTCTTTCATTAACAGGTTCTACGAACACAATTGATTTAACAAGTTCAGGAAATAAATTAAGATTTAATTTTGCAAATACAGGTGTTTTTCCTAACGCTACAACATATCAAGGTCAGTTTGCAATAGCAACAGGTACAGCAAAGGCTTACTTTGCAGATTCAGGTGCTTATAACGAAATTCTTTCTGAAAACTCTAGTATAAAAGATTTATCTGATGTTGGTTCTACCAATCCTGCAAACGGCCAAATTTTAATTTTTAATAGTTCTTTAGGCCGATATGAACCAGGCAATCAAACAGGTGGTGGAGGAAGTTCTACATTAACTGTAGGAGATAATTCATCTACAATAGGCACAATAAATTTATCCACAGATACTTTAGGATTTGTAGGCACAAATGGAATTACAACAACTGTTAATGATGCTAACAATACAATTGAAACAAGATTAACTGATGATTTTTACGCTGATAACTATTTACCTGCTTCAGCAGTAATTGATGTAACTCACGGTGGAGGTTATTATTTTTTTAATTCTCATTATTCAGGAAATAGTCCTACACTATATTTAAAATCTGGTCATACATATGCTTTCAAATTAAATGTAGCAGGACATCCTTTCTTTCTACAAACAATACCAAATCCTTCAGGAGGATATCCTGTAGCTTATAGTGCTGGCAATCCATATACAACAGGTTTAGTACACGTATCAGCAAATGGTACTGTTACAACAGGTGCTGTAGGCCCACAAATAGCAGGTACATTATACATTAAAGTACCGGCAAATTCTAATTCTAAAATTTATTATGCTTGTCAAAATCACGCATATATGGGAAATACAATAGTCTTAGGTTCTCTTACTGATACTTTTACCGGCGATGGTTCTACTGTAACTTATTCAATAAATAATGGTAGAAATGTAAATGACATTTTAGTTTATGTAAATGGTATTTGTTTAGTACCTACAAGTGATTATACAATTACAAATACATCAACATACAATGTTGCAACAATAACTTTTCAAGTAGCGCCAGCGGCGTCTGCTGAAATACAAGTAAGGTATCTATAAAATATGGGAACACGTACACGAGGTTTTGCTAATAAAGTTACAGCTGATGGTGTATCAGGTTTAGATAGTACAGTTATTACTGGTGCTACTGCCGAAACTTCTATTGCAGGTGGAGATAGTGTTTTAATTTATGACGATAGTGCTAGTGCATTAAGAAAGATGACTAGAACTAATTTTGTTGCAGGAATTGGTGGAACTAATACTCCAAATTTTAAAGTTAGGAGAGGAACATCTAATCAAAATATTCCTAATGCAACATATACAAAAGTACAATTTAATGATGAAGATTTTGATACAGCTTCTGCTTATGATAATTCAACAAATTACAGATTTACTGTACCTTCTGGTCAAGGTGGTAAATATTTAATAGGAACACAAGTTGGTGGTAATAGTTTTAATTCTACTGTTTATCTTAGGCTTTATAAAAATGGTAATGGAATTAATTATACATATAAATTACTTAGTGGAGGTGCTGATAATTCAATACAACAAGTAACTATTTTAGACTTAGTAGCAACAGATTATATTGAAGTATTTTTTTATCAAGGAAGTGGTGGTTCTGCACCCATACAAGCTGATACTTCTACATTTTTTTATGGATTTAAACTAATAGAATAATTATGGCAAATTTATCAACTAAAATAAAACTATATGCAAATAGAGAAGTAGATTTTCTTAAAGACGTAAGATTACAAGACAACTCAGATGGAGTGGGAGTATTCATAGTTGAATGGAACTTAGATATTCCTAAACCTACAATGGCACAATTAGATGCCTTTGAAGCACAAGCTAACATTGTTGAAAGCAATCAGGCACAAGTACAAAACAGAATTAAAGAATATGGTTCTATTGCAGAACAAATAGAATATATAACTGAAAATGGTTTAGATGCTTGGCAGTCAAAAGTTAATAGTATAAAATTAAAGTACCCAAAGGAATAGTATGAGAAACAGTATAAATAGTAAGAAAGAATAACAAAATATGCCAGCAATTATAACAAATAAATTCAGAATCTTGGTGGTTTACAGT